CAAAGTAGCGCGATTGATCAAGTTTAACCCAGCCTCCTCGTCATCTTGCAGCACCTGATCCATACTGGTTGCGAGAACTGTGATTGAGAAGTTATTGATTAAATCGGAAACACTTTGCCGCGTGCGTAGCCAGTTTTCAACGTAAGGCTCAGCCAATTGCGACAAACTCATTCCGCCGAAGTTGAACGCAGGTTTCAGGATATCCGGCAATTCCCGAGTGACTACGGTGCAAAGCCTGGAAGCATGAATGCGCTTACCAAGCATAAACCACTCAGTAGGCTTGAAGAAGTCCGGGCGCGTGGGATCATTGGAATTGTAGGCGCTCGGGGTTGCCCATATCGGCTCTACGGTAGTAATGCGTTTAAGACTGCCTTTCGCAATAGTGCGCTCACTTATAACCAGAGGTGTTTTTATGTCATGCCCTTGCAATTCAATAAAAATGTGAGCCGCCCCGAAATAACTGTCATGCTGGGCCGCACAAGATAACACTTGCATAACTCCAAGCCGCTTAAATTCCTTCTCAATCTGAGCAATCCGCTCATCATCGTCATCTTGTTTGCTTGTGAACTCAATACCTTTGCGAGTCAACTCAGTCGACAATGCCGCCGCAAATGCCCGATATTCTGCCCGCGTCGCAAGCTGGGATAGGTACGAATAACCTGGGAAACCTTGACCGGCATAGACTTCTTGCATGTAGTCGTATGAATCCATAGCAAGAGCAACCGGGGCAGTCTTACCTTTCGGCACAACTCGCGGATGAATGTCTGGCGGCTTGATCGGGAATAACTTTTTCGGCAATTCGTCAGCATTAACCTTGCTGATAAGTTTTTCGTATTTCATCGACCGGCAACCTTGTCAAGTAAATTTTGACTGATTTTAAGCTTATTGAACAAAGGATACAAGCGCCTTAATGCCTGAGTCAATGCGTCGACCTGATCGTCATTAGCCGCAGCCGGGAATGCAGTTAACTCGGAAACTAAGTCTTTCACCCAAGGCGATGTGTCTGGATGCGGTAGCCACACGTTTCCAGCTTCCCAGTAACTTGTAACCGCGTGTGCCCGTGCTAGCTTGGAACCATCCGGTTCAATTGGGATGATCCCCGAAACAGTGGCTTTCAGGGTATCAATGACTGCCGGACCATTGGCCTTATCTTCAATCAATATCTCCCTGATACGCGGGTGTTTCTCTCGTAACTCAACAACATTGGAAACGGTCTTTGTGAAGGACATGCGGGCGCGCACTTGATCAAGCAAATAACTGTTCGCATCCTTTTTACCCCAAACTTGACCGACAACAAAGTCAGTTCCGTCGGTATCTTTGAAGGTGCAATCCCAGGATGCAATAATTTTATCGAATTTCTTGGGCAAGTCTTTGGGATAGTAGTACCGCAATCCTTCTTCTTTGAACACGTTGCCGCCCAGGGCTTTGGGTGATTGCTGATACACCGCACTCCACCAATAATCTGAGTTCAATTTTTTAAGTTGGTACAAATAATTCAAAGATCGGCGCTTTTCCGCGAGAGCGCCTTCTGGCAAGTTTGGATTATAACCAACTTCACCAGGCAAATTTATCGCCGGGAATTTTAGAACAGTAAGACGGGGATCGCCGCTAAATGTCGCCATTATCCTACCTGGAAGATCGTCCTCGGCCCAACTTGTAGCCATGACAATCTGACCGGAATATTCAGATAAACGGCTGCTGAATACGGCTTGATACCAACTCCAAACACTTTCTTTTATAACTTGGCTGAGTGCGTCTTCTTGATCTTTTGTAGGATCATCAATAATACCAATGTCCAACGGCCTCCCAGTCAATCCTGAGCCGATGCCTACTCCCACATAGGATCCTTCCCCATCAGGGGACGTGAAATTAGTTACAGTATCTCGATCAAACTTTCGTTTCGTTGAAGGTACAGGAAACAGTCGTTTATGTCGATCCTCAGCCAGATTCATGCGAACATATCTCGCCATTTCTATCGCCAAAGATTGCCCGTAACTTGCCGCTCCAATACGCCAATTAGGGAATCTGCTTATCAAATAAGGAGGTAACCTGCGACTTACAATTTCAGACTTGCCATGCTGCGGGGGAGCTTGCAATATCAGAATAGGTCGGTTTCCAGCCTGAACGTCAAGAATAAATTTATCAATTGCAGCACAAACAGTTGAAAAGAAAAACCCATCATCATTTTTCGGGTTTGTGTAATTGATATATGCTGCCAAATTGTTTCTAGCAGCCCTACGACGCAATAACTCAGCTGCAGCGTCTCTACGGGTTATCATCTGCCTTGAAAATCGCTGCAAGCTGATCGTCAGTCAAATCCTCAGCTTTTATGTTGGCTATTGAAATCGGAGTTCCACCCGGACCGCTGATTTCTTTTCGTTCGACGTTCATCCCGAGGTAGGCTTCCACAACTTTTAAGGCGGCGTCCTGATCCCGTGTCAAGATTTTCAAGCCATCTTTGGTTTTTTGTACACCAGCATACAGCCGCCGCGCCGATCCCTTGAGATGCCGGGTGTCATTGATATGCATTGATTCGATACCTTTACCATTGCATTCAGGGCATGCCGGATTTGGGTCGAGTGTTTCATCGTAGCCAATGCCGCCAATGCAATCCGGAGCCGGATGCTGTTTGTTGATTGCATCGTTTACCGCTTCAAAGTATTCGGCCTGAGTCCATTGGTACTTATGATCAAAACCATAGCAGTAACGGCAGCAAACACGCCTCAGTTGCATTAAATCATTCGGATCTGCGGTCGCTATCTGCCACCTCAATTTCAGTACTTTTTCGGCTGTAATGCCCGCCACAGTTGCGATGTCGTCGAGTCTTTCTTCGATTGCTTCTTGTACATTAACTTTCGTTAACAGCCTGGATGCTTGCTCCGCAGCCGTTGCTTCCGAATATCCGGCGCGAATGGCTGCTTGCGTGGCATTCAAATCCACACAGTATTCATGCACAAATCGCCATTGCTTAGGGTTCATGGCCACAATCCTATCATAAAATTATCCGGGGTATCGGGGTAACATCGGGGTGGTAAGATAACCCTATATTCTATATACCTTATTTCTTATTATACCCCTATACCCCGTTAATATAGATAATTGATAGTACATACATGCGCTTTAGAAGAAAACAGAAGTCTTCTTCTTATGCAGTTTACTATAGTGAAACATGATGGTATGTCGGGGTTTTGGGGGTAATTGGGGTATCACTGTAAATTCAATAACTTACGCCACCCCGGATATTTGACATCGGGGGTTACTCGTGGTAAACTATGTTTAGATTTTATAAGGAAACTAAATAATGGAATACAGAAACGAAAGAACTGGGCAATTATCTAACGTACCTTGGTCGAAAGATGAAGCTGTAGCTAACGGATACTTTAGATTTATGACGGAATCTAAATGCACATCATGCGGCGCTGACCCGTGCGGGCGATATGTGGAAAATGATCAGTGTGTCCAATGCGCGACGAAGGATTTAAAATACACTTGGAACCTGTGGCTAATGGGTAGTCCGGACAGGCCCGAACCGTTTCCAAGAAACAAAGAACAGGCCGTTCAAATGGGGGTCGGGTATTACTGGCGGGATATACCTTGTAAGAATGGTCCGCACTTTGTTCAGCCTGACATAAAAACCGGAAAATGCCGAGTCTGCAATAATATCAAGAATAGCCCGGAGACTATATTGATGCGAGAAAACCCGGATATGGTGTTGGATAAGCATTCCGCAGATTTGCTTGACCTGTCAGTATTCCGTACCGGATACCCGTGCAAACATGGGCACAAAGGCTGGCGTTACGTGTCCTCGGGCGCATGTATTGACTGTATAAGGGGATTGCGTATCCACACCAAGATTGAACCGCTCAAAACCCTCAGCATTGATGAACAGCTTGTAATGTTTATAGGGTACGCTTGGGATGGTCGTAAGATGATTGATCCGAATGGCAAGAAATGGAACAGATTGCAGTTTAGCAGCATGTTCCCAGGCCCGGCCTCTTACCAATTAAAGAATGGAAAAACATCGGCTTACGCTTTTGATGCGTTTATTGTAAATTTTACTTGCAAAAGATAAATAATTTATCTATAATGGTTACATCAATTAACTAAACGGAGATAATCATGACAATTAAACCCGGAGTAATGGCTTGCTTAGATGACGACGCTCTGCTGCGATCAATTGAACCAACAACGCCATTGGAAATTGAATTGGCACGTAGATTGGGCGTTTATGTTGATCAGGGGACACCTGAAGAAATCCATAGAAGTTATGATGGCCCGCTCGAACAAAGTGAATTTCGCCGCCAGCTTCTAAATGAAATTCGCACACTTTGCGATGAATCGGAAGATTTATGTGACGATATTATGATCGCGTTCGACAACAGTTTGGCGGAGTTATAGTCATACCTTAAAAACTATGCTATTATTAGCGCTTTCATAAGACCTCCCTACCTCCGCCGCTGTTGCAATGTTTCGCGCAGCGGCATCTTTTTTGATAAATAATCTCGGTTTGCTGTTGTCAGG